TTGGAAAAACGCTTGTAATGATTTTAGCGAAAAAGCCAATAGACTTTCAAAAGTTCGTGATTGGTATGACATACGTTTTAATGATGATGAAATCACACCAGAAGAGGTTAAAAGAAAACTTGGTGATGCTTGCTATCAAGAAGCAAAATCACATGTTAGAAAAAGTCATACAGTACATAACTCTTTAGATAAAATTCAAAAGAGATGTAAAATGATTATTCATACAGGAGCACACATTAACGACGTTGTAAGTTCGTTAAAAGGTGAAATGTCAAAAGCTGAAATAAATTTAGAAATACCTAAAAATTTATTGGCTTTACCAAGTAATTAACACTTGACAGGTTATGGGATATTATGTTAATAATGTCCCATAACAGAAAGGAATATATGACAAACATAAACGACATAACAAAATCATTAAATAGAATAGCTGATACGTTAGATGAAGTACTAACATTAGTTAAAAAAGATATGGAAGATAGTAAAGCTCGTATCACAGCAAAATGGGATAATGAACTTGATAAAGAAGTAGTTAAGAGTGATGAGAACTTTAACTATAGTCAATTAGAACTACCATTTCCAGAGGTTGAATAATGGGCGTTGCTGTTGATTTAAAAAAGCAAGAGTTTATTGGTCAGGGCTTCTCTAAAAAGGAAGCCCGAACCAAGGCGCTTGAATGGTGCCAACAAACGAACACTTGTCGTGGGTGTAGTCAAGCTGTGAAGCCAGATGAATGGTCAAAGTCTTATAAAGGCGAGGGCTATTGTATAGGTTGCATGGGCTAGTCAATATGTCATAGTGTCGCACTACTAGATGTAGTGGTGCGACAAAGTGTCGCAGGCCAGAGAAGAGCATGTGGGCGGGCCCCACCCAAAGATATATAGAGGTACCAGACCAAACTCAAAAGTCGAACTTTTGATTAGGGGGGAGGGGTAGATTTTTGTAATATGGTACCTAATATATTCTCTATAGTGTTTGACTTACAAACAGATTCCCGTTAAATAGTTTTTGGTACCATAATTAAAAATTATGCTTAGTTTAGAAAAAATAAATGCAATTGCAGATCCGAAAGTTAGAAAACAATTAAAGTTAGATATTTTAACTAGAGTCAAAAAAACTACACAAAAAAAATATAGAACCGATTTTTTATCTTTTGTAAAATATACTTGGCCAGAATTTATTGAAGGGTACCATCATAAAAAAATTGCAGATGCTTTTAATAGAATCCTAACAGGTGAATGTAAAAGATTAATTATTAATATGCCACCTAGGCATACTAAATCAGAATTTGCATCTTATTTTTTACCCGCTTGGATGATTGGTAACAGACCTAATTTAAAAATTATTCAAGCAACTCACACAGCAGAACTTGCAATTCGTTTTGGTAGAAAAGCTAAAACATTAATTGACTCACAAGAATATCAAGACTTATTTAAAACAAGACTCAGAGAAGATTCAAAAGCTGCAGGACGTTGGGAAACAAATGGCGGTGGTGAATATTTTGCGGTTGGTGTATCGGGTGCTGTAACAGGTCGTGGTGCGGATTTATTGATTATTGATGACCCACACTCTGAGCAAGATGTAAACTCACCTACTGCATTTGATAATGCATATGAATGGTATACATCAGGACCAAGACAACGTCTTCAACCAGGTGGAGCAATTGTGGTTGTAATGACAAGATGGTCAACAAAAGATTTAACAGCACAACTTGTAAACGCTGGAGCAAAAGAAGAGAAAGCAGATCAATGGGAAGTAATTGAGTTTCCTGCAATCATGCCAACAGGAAAACCTGTATGGCCAGAATATTGGAAGTTAGAAGAATTAGAAAAAGTAAAAGCATCTGCTGGTATTGCAAAATGGAATGCACAGTATATGCAAAACCCAACTGCAGAAGAAGGTGCATTACTAAAACGTGAGTGGTGGAAAGATTGGGATAAAGATTATTTACCTCCATTGCTTCATGTCATTCAAAGTTATGATACTGCATTTTTAAAAAAAGAAACTGCCGACTATTCTGCTATTACTACTTGGGGAATTTTTGCAGAGAATGAAGGTGATCCTCAACATATAATTTTATTGGATGCTCACAAAGAACGTTTAGAGTTTCCTGATCTAAGAAGACTTGCAAAAGAACAATATGATTACTGGCAACCTGAAACAGTTTTAGTTGAAGCAAAAGCTTCTGGTCTTCCATTGACATACGAACTCAGACAGATGGGGATACCCGTCGTTAATTATACTCCCTCTAAAGGTAACGACAAACACAGCCGTGTAAATTCTGTAGCCCCTCTGTTTGAGTCTGGAATGGTTTGGGCTCCTAAGGATAGAGAGTTTGCTCAAGAGGTTATTGAAGAGTGTGCATCATTTCCATATGGAGATCATGATGACTTAGTAGATAGTACTACACAAGCTTTAATGCGATTTAGACAAGGGGGCTTGATTATTCACCCAGAAGACTATAAAGATGAGGAGCTTCCAAGAAAAAAACGAACTTATTATTGGTAAATGACATTTGTATTTAAACACCCAAGTAAGTATAAAAGACTTACAACAACTGTACCACCAAAGTCAGGGCCATTATCACAGGGCTTGAATATTGAGTATAATACTGTTAAAGATGTAAAACTGGAGAAAATTAATGGCAGAAATCGACAAAGCACTTCCAAACGAAGTTAGAAAAGAAATTGAAATTGAAGGTCCTGAAACAGCGGCCGAAGAGAATATTGAATTACAAGAAGATTTACCTAATGTAGGTGAAACTGAAATTACACCTATGGAAGATGGTGGTGTAGAAATTAATTTTGAACCAGGAGCCTTCAACCAGGCTCAAACAGAAGGACACTACGACAATCTAGCTGAGTTATTACCAGAGGAAATATTGATGCCTCTTGGTTCAGAATTACATCAAAATTATTCAGACTATAAATCTTCAAGACAAGATTGGGAACAAGCTTACATAAAAGGTTTAGATCTTTTAGGATTTAAGTATGAACAAAGAACAGAACCCTTCCAAGGAGCTTCGGGTGCCACGCATCCTGTTCTAGCAGAAGCGGTTACTCAATTCCAAGCATTGGCTTATAAAGAATTGCTCCCGGCTCAAGGACCTGTAAGAACTCAAACTGTTGGAGCACCATCACCTGAAAAATCTACTCAAGCAGAACGAGTAAAAGAATTTATGAATTATCAATTGATGGATCAAATGCCAGAGTATGAAACTGAGTTTGATCAAATGTTATTTTATTTACCGTTATCAGGTTCTGCATTTAAAAAAGTTTACTATGATGAATTATTAGGAAGAGCTGTATCAAAATTTGTTCCTGCTGATGATTTAATTGTTCCGTATACAGCTACCTCATTAGATGATGCGGAATCAATTATTCATCGAATTAAAACTTCTGGAAATGATTTAAGAAAACAACAAGTCGCAGGATTTTATAGAGATATAGATTTAACTCCTAGTTATGACAATGAAACAGATTTAGATAAAAAAGAACATGAGTTAGAAGGTATAAGACAAAGTAGGAATGAAGATGTCTTCACATTACTTGAATGTCATGTTAACTTAGACATTGAGGGTTTTGAAGATCGAGGACCCGATGGGGAAATCACTGGTATTAAATTACCTTATATTGTAACGATCGAAGAAAACTCTCGACAAATTTTATCGATCAGAAGAAACTATGAAATTGGTGATCCATTAAGAAAAAAGATTTCATACTTTGTTCATTTTAAATTTTTACCTGGTTTAGGATTTTATGGATTTGGTTTAATCCATATGATCGGTGGATTATCAAGAACAGCAACATCAGCTTTAAGAAGTCTATTGGATGCAGGAACGTTATCAAATTTACCTGCTGGATTTAAGCAAAGAGGAATTAGAATTAGAGATGATGCACAATCTATACAACCTGGTGAATTCAGAGATGTAGATGCTCCTGGTGGAAACATAAGAGACGCTTTTATGACTCTTCCATTTAAAGAGCCAAGTGCAACACTTCTTCAACTTATGGGTGTCGTTGTACAGGCTGGTCAGCGTTTTGCATCTATAGCTGACATGCAAGTAGGTGAGGGTAATCAACAAGCTGCAGTGGGGACGACAGTTG